CTAAGCTAAATGCTCTAAAACCTTCCTTATCCACTCGAAGAGTGGGTAATAATAATCCCGAATTTACTTGATTAAAATGTTTAAAAGTGAAGTATTGATCTAATCCATTTTTTTGCGCTAAGGCGATAAAAAAAATGGGCTATTACTAGATCCTACGTATTTACTATCCGTCTCCTTATGTGTAAATATATAAACCCCAGCTTTTAATCCTCTAGTTTTAGGTTTACCTACTAGACCTATATAAGATAGATAAGTTTGATCGTTAATAGGTAAGTCAAATTTAACTCCCGGTATAGACTTAAGCCTATCCAGATCCTTTTGCGTAATGGAAACTTGTTGATTAACCAACAAATTATTCAGTACCTCGCTATTAATATCCACCCGTAGGGTAGCTATTGAAAGTAATCTGGCGAGAAGAAGATGAACTATAAGATCTTATGTTTCTAATAAATAATGTTTGTTTATTTGCTCTATTTAAATAGGCGTTACTTATTTTTTTATTGCTGGGAGAAGAAAAAAACGTTCCACCATAGTCTATTGTTTATGTGTAAATGTGGCCATGAAATACACAATAGTTAGCGGTCCAACGCTAACATTAAATATCATAATAACTACCCATCTGGGTTAGGATAGGCTATTGTGGTATCTTTAATCTTGAGTTACTTAATTTCTCCCAAGAACCGGTTTCCCGGCGACTAGAGTACACCTTATCATTATACTTTAAATAATGTCTTATAATTAGACTTAATATAATGAAAGAACCGTCTACTCGTTGCTCTTTTACAGTAATTACCTAGTTTCGTAGCATACAAGCTTACACTTAGGTAGTTACTGACTTAGATCCGCGATCACCCATTTCAGTTACCTTCATCTCCCGCATTTTAGCAGGTTTTCATACATATGAAAACTAGTGATATTACCATGCCCTGAGGCATTAATCAGGCCGGCTGTAGAGTTTCCTCTGCAACTTTGGTTACTAGAGCTTTAGGGCTTCCCCGGAGTTTGGTTCTTGTACACTTTTAGTGAGGCACCCATTCTCAGCGTTTATGTATTACATCTGCAGCCGTAAGAATAAATCTAGTGTGTGTTATTTCAGGTAGTATAACATGTCTTAATCCTCTTTTACCATGAGAAGATTATATATTAAAATAAAAACCTTAACCTTCAGGTATAAGCTGAGGACATAACGCCTCGTTTCCGATAATTTATATTTTTCACCCCTTCCAAATCTCCGGGCTAGTCTATAAAATACTTAATATAAGTGAAGCTCGTAAAAGACTTCACTAATGATCCTATAACTACCTAGATTGGTGTGCGCTGCGCTACGTCGAAATTACACTAAAACTCGTACTCGTACTCGTACTCGTTTTCGTTTTCCCTCAGGTTAGTTAGAAGCTGCTGAACTATTTTTTTTGCGTAGCACTCTACACCTAAAGAGAAACGGCGGTATAATGGCTCTTCCCATTTTTATCGCCTTAGCGCAAAAAAATGGGTGTTGAAACTAAGATGAAAAAAACTAGGCTCTCCCTTTATTCATACCCGCTTTAATTTTTACAATCTTGTCCATCCCTTTTTGAGTCAAATGTTCCTTACCTTGCATTAATTTAGCAACACGACACCAGTCTTCAAAATCCTCGCGTTTTACCCCTCGAATTTTATGACTGTAAAAAAATGTCTGGATTTTTTCGGAATTATCCGAATATTTTTCTACTCTAAACTGTACTTTACTATCAGAGCTAGTAACTAATCTACCACAATATAAATAAGAGATTAAACTTTCCATTAATACCTCATCCCGAGAGTGTTGAGTTATTTGGAATACTAATTGGACTTTAAAACCTAATGCATGCGTTGTAGATTTACTTATAAAAACAAAGAAACAACCCTCACCTGATGTAAACCCAGCTAGCCATTCACCATGAGGAATAACTACTTTCTCAACTTCGGGTCTCTGAGCGGGGATGATATTTGGAAAAGCTGTTTTTAAACTTTCAGATAATCCTAAGTTCAAAGAAGCTCTCAAACTAAGAATAGCTAGAAGCCCTTCCTGAGTTAAATGTTCCTTTCGCTGCATCATCATAATTACCTCTCTTCAGATAAGATAATCCGCATGTTTTTTAGTTATTAAGGGGTATTTATCAAAATGACGGATTATCTCCACCATATGACCTATAGTATTTACCCGTAAAGCACAAGCATCTTGGGCGAATTTATCTATTCGTCCTATACCACCCAAATGTGCTTGAATAAGTTTTAAGAGCTCTACGTCTTTTTTATGAAGTCCAATTAGAAATTCAGCACCGACTCTTCAACCAAGGCTACGCGTAGAATCTTTATACAGTGAGATAGAAAAACAACCCTCTGCATCTGTGAAACCTGTGATAAATCACGGATTTAGGCTAGATGGTTCAGGACCAACACAAAGCGCGCTATAATTTTTTATACTAAAAATAGTTGAGAAAAAAGAATGTTTAACCAATTTTTTTTTTATGCGCAAAAAACTTGGAAGAGGTCCGGCGTACGCCAGACCCTTAATAATAACATGTCTTAATCTTCTTTTACCTTGAGTGGTTTAGAAAATTAAATTTCCTTACTTTTAGGTATAAGCTGAAGACATAACGCCTTGTTTTTGAATTTTTTTAGCGTATCTTAATATTTTACTTAGAAAAAACACGGCTTCGCCGAGATAAGAAAAAAATATAATAGGCTATTAGAGTACACCTTACACCACCTATCTATCCTCTCTATTCCAGAGGTATTCGAGGTTTTAACCTAATAGATGGCGAGTAACCGTCTACTCGTTGCTCTTTTACACATCCACCGATTTAATCATCGATGAAGAGGTGTTTTAGATCCGCGAACGCCCATTCTGACTTTCGTCAAATCTCAGAACTTATTACTATATCCGGGTGATTAGCCAGGCCCCTCTCCTCTTTTAAGTTTTCGCCGAGCTACGTCGAACGACTACCAGCCTACGGTGACCGGTTAAGAGGTTAGTATTCTGAGCTCTTAGGGTTTACCCGGAGTTTGGCTACTTTAGAGCAGTTAAAGCTTGCTTAAGGCTTTTTCACTCTATTATCAACTTCTAGCATTCTTAAAGCTCCTTTTTCTAAATCAGATTCAGGTACTAAATAAGAATCAAACTCTACAAAATCTCCATCACTATTTAAAAAATCTGGGTATTCATAACTTCAATATCATTGATGACCTTCTGCTAAAACAGATAATGATGGATCTGTAACTTCATCCATTAAATAAAGTAGTTTAAAAGAAGGAAAAGCTATTAACACCAAGATTAATGCAGGAGTTATTGTTCAAATTAATTCTATCAATGTCCCCTCTATTAATATATTATACGTCGTACCTTTAGATAATTTATATCTTTCCTAATACACACCATTAGCCCTTAATATCTTTTGAACTCGTAAATTTAAATCTGCTTTTAAATACTTCTCCCGAATCCAAATATTTACGCACAGTACTATGGCTAATTCCTCAAAAATCCCCAACTTTACGGGCTGAAACAAAACTACCTATTAATTTGAATCCACCGCCTTCGGCGACCGATGAACACTTTTCATGAACATCAATCGAAAATCCACGTTTCGAGGCCATTAACATTTTAGATATTTCAGAGTATTTTCTACCTAAAGCTTTTTGTCTCATTAGTTCCTTAGTTTCCTCGCTATGTGATTTACCATATAAAGGATTAAGCTCGCCCGTTTTTTGTATACTCATAAGTCTCCTGGTTTCTCCGGAACGTATGATTCCACGAGGAAGGCCTCCTACCTTTTTTAGAATATTATAAACAGGTTTTAACTTATCAAAGTAATATTGTTCTCTGACTGATAAATCAGATTTTTCGCAATACTCTAAAATTGTATAAGTAAAATCCGATAAACCGTATTTTTTTATCGCTCTTCCTACTATGGAATTTACTTTTTCATTTAGCCGTTTTATATATCCAGGGCTAATATAGTCTTGATATCTCTTAGAAATATCGCCGGCCTGCCCTATATAGAAATCGCGAGTATTTTTATTAGCTATAAGGTAAATACCTGATTTACCTTTATTTTCCTCTATAATGATTCGTTTCATAGAAAGCATATTATCGTAAACTATCATATATTTATCATTATTTAAAAGGTTTTCAGCTATAGTACCTTTAGTAGGTAAATTAGGTAGGTCCCCTCCATTTAAAGAGGGAGTTGCAGGTTTGGAATAATATCTTAAGGATGGGGTGATCTTATTTTTAAAACGGATAACCTGCGTTCCGTAAAATAGAGTGATGAACTTAGAACGATGATGAATATCTAAAGAACGTTGTATTGTAAAACCTAAGGAGTTATAGCGAGGGTCGCCTATACGTGCCATTTAAGCTATATAATACAAGATATGTAATATATTAAATAGAAGTGGACTATATCATCAACCAATATTTATCATGTTTTCTAACCCCCCCAGCATTGCTGCAGTGCTGCAGTGCTGCAGTGCTGCAGTGCTGCAGTGCTGCAGTGCTGCAGTGCTGCAGTGCTGCAGATGGGGGGGAAGTGAGGTTGTATGTTGTTACCATAATATAAATTGGCTGTTTCACGTGTAGTCTCTGAGGATCCCTTATAATAATCGCCTCTTTTTAATTAATAAAAGGGTAAAATATTGCTTAGGTTTCCTGCTGATTATTCATTGTTGCATCCTTTGGAATTGTCATTTATAATATATATTATTATAATATCTAAGGTTTTAGAAACTTCCAGCATATAGTGAAATTTTTCGAAGTATTTATAAGTTTATTAGTTAACATGTAAATACCAGATTTACTTATATTTTCTTTTATAATTATATTTTTCATAGAATAAGCATCTTCATAAACTTTAGCCGGAATACTATCCGTATTAGGTAGAGTACAATAGTACGTATATGGGTAGATATTTTATAATTTAAGGGCCGGTATAAATTAAAACTTATAACACTTTCGAATAGGCACACTTTTACCATGATTAAGATATTTGTTACTAATAGGATATTTAGCACTATTAAAATATTTAATGATAGCTCCCTGTATTCAAGCCACACTAAATAATATGGCTACTAGATAATACATAATATCATCATGTAACTCCACTAGAGCTTCCATTTGTGGACTAGCACTATCTTGGAAGTAAAGTCCTCAAGCTCTAGGTGCATCACACATAATAAAGTCAGCATATAAAGAATTACCACTATATATTAATAATGCCATACCTATTAGAACTATTAGATAGTGTACATTAGCCCCTATTACAGCAGTACTCTGTAAAGGCAAGCTAGTAAATGCGTGTGGTTTAGGTGGGTTATGTAAAGCTCATTCTAAACCAGGACTACATCTATCCGTTAGTATTCTGAAATAATCACTAAATAGTTGAGGGACAGCTCATATATAACCATATATAGCTTTACCTTTTACAAGTTGTAAGTACACTATTTGTAAGAATAGTGCAGTAGCAGCTACAGATATTACTGAACCGATACTACTAATAAAGTTTCAACCTGTAAAAGCATCAGGGTAATCACTTACCCGACGTGGCCAATTATGTTACGTTAAAGGATTTACCCTTTAACTCCCATATTCACATATGGGTTCAGACTATGTCATCGTCTTACTTTATGTCATTATAAAGTTTATTTGACGGAGAATACTCGTGGAAGGTTGTTAAGTTATCATAAATACTTTCCTTCTAGTCGTTGAACGTTCTTATTGTTAATTATATAAATTAATATGCTTTAAAAATAAGCTTCGCTTCAAGTTGACTTTACAGTTTTTCTTGAAATTCATCCTCTTATGCACCTTATCTTTATTATTTTATAAGGGGGAACTACCTTTAATTCCTTGTAGCTTTATTGTACAATCTATCAATATAATGTAAATAGAATATTTGCATTATAAATTTTACAATAGCATCGTTATTAGATACTATATTAACCAAATAATTATACCTTATCAGAGTTGTAAGGATCTTTCGAAAATAAATATTTACCATTATGTATTTCCTTACTATTTATCCTTTTTTTTAAGGTATTGTTACATAATTTAAATAAACGAGTACACATAACAGTAGGATACACCCCTAATAATTTATAATTTTGTGTAACATCATACACAAATATCATTTTTCTTAGTTTATCTAAAGTCTGTTCAGACTTAGGCTTACCAAACATTGGATTATTTTCACCAGACTTATCTCTAGTCTGTTGAGCTATAAAGGCATCAGATTTAATCTTATTATACATAGGATTCCTTTCACCTTTTTTTAATTCACTCATTTTTAATAAATTTTCCTCCGTATGTTTGTAACCCATACTGGATCCAGGTGTGTTAAGCATATTTAAAATAGCCAAACCATAAGTTTTTAAAGCCCAATCTAAGTAAAATGTTTCTCTATCTAATATATGATCTTTAGTGACAGTAGACGTTTTTCCACAAATCTCTAAAATAATGACAGAAAAGTTATCATGTCCATATTTTAATATACTTTGATAGATTAAACTATTTTTTCTTAGAATAGAAGGCTGAAAATAAGTACTTAAACGTTTAGATCCGTTTACAGCACTTCCTATATATACTTTACCTGTGATCTTATTAAATCACATGTAGATTAAAGCTAGATCTTTTAAGTCTTTATATATATCAGACTTAGAAACGCTGGCATCAGGATACACTTTTACTGGGGTATGTGGATAAACAGGGGATTTAACTAAACTATTAGAGTTTTCATCAGATTTATTTGGTTTATTACTTTTGGGATCTTTCTTAGGAGACCCTGAAGGATCTCCTTGTGTACTGTGACTAACATCTGATGTGTCAGATATATTTTTGCTATCTTGTGCTACTAAAGATTTATTAGATGAGGCTGAATAGCTTAAAAGTACAAAGACCGAAAGCATGTAAAACAGATGTAATAAAACAGATTGTAGCTATTTGTAACATATTACTATTCGCAAATTTGTTATATCTTGCTAATAATAACTTTATTTTAATTTTGAATAAAAGTATTGATTTTTGTATATTTTATCTGTATCTAAGTACTCGGCGAAGCCGTGTTTCAGCTGCTACATGTAAATCTTTTACAGCAAACTTTATACTATCATAAAGTATAATAAATTCTTTGTTACTATCATAAACATATACCTCTTTCTCATTTTGTCTAATGTTTCTTCACTCTTAGGTTTACCAAACATACGATTATTAGAACCCTTTCTATCTTTATGCATATGTTCAATAAACTCCTTAGATTTTTCCTTGTTAAACATAGGATTTAATGTACCCACTTTAGATTTACTCATTTTTTCTAAAGTGACAGTAGAGTGAACTTTAGATCAAAATGGGTTTAATTCACCTGAAAACAATGCACTAAGTTTTTTCTTAGTTTCATCAGACAAACGTTTACCTATACGGAACTCGGATATAAGTCTTTTAGATTCTTCTGAATGTTTGAAACCCATACTTGACCCTGCTATAGGGTTTAAGTTATATACAGGTTTATACAAATTAATATGTTGTTGTTCTTTACTAATAATATCTTGTTTTATTGATGTACTAGTATTACTTAAAATATCTAAAATAACAACAGAAAAACTACCATGTCCATATTTCAATATAGAATTAGAAATATATCGCCCATCACACAAACGAGAAGGGAAATAATAGGTAGCAAGTCTTTTACTTAAATCCATTCCGCTACCGATATATTTTTTACCATTTATATTATTATGTATAAGGTAAATACCACTTTTATTTCTATATTCAATTTTTTTTTATCGCCTTAGCGCAAAAAAAAAATGGAGTATTTTTATCTTTTGCGCTAAGGCGATAAAAAATTATATATAGGGGAGGCAGTAGAATAATTTAAATTAGACAAATTTAACAGATATTTTGTACTAAGTTTATGTTTATGCTCAATAGTTATTAAATTATTATTATTTACTGATTTCTGAATAAAGTCGTCTTCATTAGGATCTTGTTCAGGTCCAGAATTAGGATCTTGTTCAGGTCCAGAATTAGGATCTTGTTCAGGTTCAGGATAACTGTTTACTTCTGAACTATCAAGTTGTTTAGAATTTCCTTTAGAATCTTCATCACCGTTTCTCATTAGATACATATAATTGCTATATAAATTATAATAAAGTAAATAGCTAAATCCATATACAAATAGCAATATGTAATTACGCATATTACTATGCTTATTGGACTATTTCTTCAACTTTTAAGTTGCAACACATATAGTCTCTGAGGATACTACATCTCATGTGATCAATATCTGAAAGAGACGTATAAAGCAAATATATAATCATAATCACTAATTGGTTTCCTGCTAATTGTCTATTTATAGTGCCAACTACCTAATAGAGTTTCTAGCATACAGTGTTGTGCAAATTATTATATTTCTATAATAAAGGGCCTACTTGACCTAAGAAATGTTGCATCATACTTTTTTGTTAGTGCGTACGTATTGTAAAATTTATAATTTATCTATATAGCTGTATATTTTTCCATTATAAGAATTTCTATTTTCAATTAAGGTTTTTAATGTATAAAAATTAACTTTTGCGTATTTCATAGCTTTTGACACACCATTTATTTTATCTGTTAATTCTAATGTATCACTATCAAATACGTAAATTGTTTTTCTATGAGAAATTTCTTTTACTATTAGTAAAAAGTCCTGGAATTCACCTAGGGCTATAGCAGCTCTAGCTACTCTCCCATCAATATTAAAATATTTGGCCATCTCTCTTCCAGATTTAAATTCTGTAACTATCTCATTATCTAGATTATAAACTATAATGTGCTTTCTTAATTGGCTATCTCCTACAGGTTTTTCTATATAATTTGTTAAATCATCTGCATCTATTGGCTCAAAAGATATGATAAATTTTGATTTGAATAAATAATTATTATTTATATGATCTAATAAATGACTATGACTAATTTGTAATCCTTTTAAAGCTCTATTAATTGAAGAATATACAATTGGATTTTTATCTGGTGAATGAATATCATAAATAAATACTAAAAAACAATAATATTTATTACCCAAATCTTCTAGCTCAAATTTTATATTATCAACTGTTTTAAAAACTTGTAAGAATACAGATAATCTTTCGAAACCTTCAGAACCTACAGTAAATAAAGATAATAATTTATCTATTACAATAATAGCATGATCTAAATTATTTCCTCCCGCCCCAAGCGATTGAGGATTTACTCTAGGGATAACTTTATAATTACTATTAATTGTAGGTTTAAGCATAATTATTGTATACTGTTCATAAACTAATGATAATTGAGGAGATGTAAGATAAATAAATACTAAGCTTCATTCTGATGCTGGAGTTAATGATATTTCTAATTCTCCAGATGAATGAGGATTTCTTAAACCTTTCGTTAATTTTAAGTATTCTTCCATCCTTCTAGCTAAGTTATTTGAACTACCTATATAAAATCTATCTATATTATTTTTATTAGTTAGTTTATAAACTCCTGAAACACCTATATATTTAAATTTAATGTCTTTACAGGCTTGTTCAAGAGAATCAAATTTTATAGATTCATTATTGTCTATACCATCTAGATTAACTGAGTTACTAGAAGAAGTAGAATATTTTCTTTTGGATGGACCCCTTATTTTATTCCTAGGACTCAAGCTATATATATTAGGTAAAATTGTTGTACGTGAACCTAAATTAGATAAAAAATCAATACTTATTAGTCACTTTTATAAAATAATGTAGATCATATCATTATCCTTAATATAAATACTTAATTTAAGGACACTCGGCGTGTGATCGTTGAGGGGTAATTTTAAGTATTAATAAAAACTTCCCTGCTGATTGTCCAATCTTTATGATTTTTACCTTATAATAATAAAGTGCATAAAGCTCTAAGGATATTCCAGCATATAGCCAAGATTAAGGAGTTATAATCTCCTATTGTACCATGCGATCGCTCGCATGGATCCCCAACATTATAAGAGGAAAGAATGTAAAATTAACCCCTGCAAATAACACTCAGAAATGAGCTTTAGAATATAATAAATTATAATCTAATCCAAGAATTTTTGGAATTCAGAAATATCATCCACTAAATAAGGCAAATACAGCACCCATACTTAAAACATAGTGGAAATGAGCACATTGTGTAATATCTCTTTGGATATTTTTTGGACCATATCTTCATCTTTCACCGGGCCTCTCTCATCGAATAAAATGATGAAAGAGGGGAATAAGGCAGAAAGAGTTGCACGTGTAGTCTCTGAAGAACCTAATATATAAAAGGTACCTGCTGATTGCCAAATCTCTTATATTTTCACTGTTATATATATATTTAATACAAACAATATTAATTATATATTAATTAGTAATAAGAGCTATAACGGGTTTCCAGCATATAGTGCAATTTTTTTTCATATTTCACAAAATGAAAGTAGCTGCTTTTCCATGCAATTTAGATCTATGTTATTCTTTATGTTCAAATAACGGAGTGTAAGAAACCCTAAGTCCAAGATAAAGCTGTTTATGCTCAATACGTAACTCTAGAGATTTAGTATTAGCATTACGATTGGGGGGCGAGCCACCTCCTTTGGTTTGGCGAAGCCCCACCATATCTTATATTTAAGTAGTTAAATAATATTGTTGCGTTAGGGAGGCTAGGCTGAGAACCAACGCTATTCTTTTTTACTTTTTAGAGCAAAATTATAATTAGGTAAGTCTTTGTTAGATAAAAGACTACGCCGTACTTTTTCAGGGTGTAACCCTAGCGCTTTAGCTGCTTGGTTTATTGAAGCGTATTCAACGGTAGTCTTTGTACTTAGATCAGTAGCCAGAATTGCTGTACCTTTGGCTACACTCAATTTGGCTCTGGTTTCCAAGGATAACTTCCGGCCAAGCTTAGCAATTCTCATTCTAGCTATTGTAACCTCAGAAAGGCTACGGCCTAACTGACTTGCTCTCATATTAGATATGGTTTCTTTAGTGTGCTTATACCCTAAGCATGAACCAGCAACCTTACTGAGATTGTATTCAGGCTCTAACAGGTCGATGTAATACTGCTCTCTTGAAATTAACGCGTCTTTGTCACAATATTCTAGAATCGATACTGTAAATTTGCTATAACCGTACTTTAATATAGCACTGTGTATAGCACTTCTCCCTTTCTTAAGTTCATTTTCAATATGCTTAAGTGACAGGTATCCAGAAAATCTCCGTCTAAGGTCCGACGCACTACCTACATATTTTTTAGAAGAGGTAATGTTTGTTCATAAGTATATACCAGACTTATTTGTATTATCCTTATACAACATTTTTTTGTCAAGGTCCGCGTTATAAATAAAGACAGGTTTTCCATCTGCATCTGTTAAATTCCACGCTTGCGTGGACACGGTTATTTCCTCAGATGGTTTAATTCCAGCACTAGCTCCGCTAGGTTTAACCTGTGACATCTTTCTTTTTAATATCAAGGATGTATAATACTTGTTTTGTCAGAGATTACCGTTTCTGCTGAATAGATTTACTGTGTTTATGTTGCAATTCAATATTTTGGCTGCTTGGGCTTTGGTTTGACACTCCTTTATACTTTTTTTAATTGTATCATATATAACAACGCTAGTGCATGGAAGCAGGGCTAATTCTTTAACACACTCTCTAAGACTGTTGTAATGTTTAATAAAAATAGTACCATCAGCTGAGTATGCATAAACCGGAATACTTGTTTTTTTTTTCAACGCAGGGTTAAATTTATCAGGGTTTTGTCCTGCAAGTGAATTATTTGCGCTATCTATTAGGTCATATGAAAGAAAATATTCGCCTAATCAAAGAGTATCTGTTGTACAAAGTAATTTTGTATTAGAACCACTTTGTTTAGAAAATAACATAAAAGCATTAACACTGGGAAATGTTTTAAGAAGTACAGACTTATCTTTATTATAAACATGAACTAGTTTAATAATAGTACTCTTAGGTTTCACCTTATTTTTAAAACTTTCAAGCTTTCCTTTGTCTAATTCAGATAATGAGATAATATATTTATTTGCATACACACTACCTGATTTAACTGCACGTCTAGCTGTATTAACATGTACCCCTAATATACTAGCTAATCTTACATATCCATATACGATAGTATTAAAATTTAATGTATTAGAATCGTATACAAATATAGGTGTACTTCTAGTAAAAGACCATAATTCTTTTTGTTCTGGAGAATGACAATGGTCTCACGCAGCTCCCTCAGCTCCCTTTTTACCAAATTGTATATTATTATTACCCATTTTATTAGCATAATTAGGCTTTAATGTTGGTGCGGGACCAAGAGCTATTCGTCTTATATTATATTTAAGGACATATCTATCAAGATAGTATTGTTCTAACAAAATATGATCGGAATTAATAGAAATAGTATCACGTGTAGGTGAATCACCTAACACAAATATTTGTAAACTAAACTCTGATAAACCGTGTTTAAGAATAGCTGAAGAAATAGCGCTACCTCTTGATGTTTGATATTTAATATAAGAATTAGTAAAGTAATTTGACAGCCTAGTCGAGAGATCCTTAGCACTACCTATATATTGATTACCATTAATTTTATTGGTTCATATATAAACCCCTCTTTTTTTAGCAAAATTTATTCTAATCGTACCTTCAGTTTGTTGAGGGTTTAAATACTCAATATGTCCATTAGGTAGTGTCGCAAGTGGAAGTACAGAAAAATGAGCAACTACGTAGTAAGTCAGTAAAATTGCTCAAATAGTTACATACAACACTGCTCACGCAGTGGATCGGACTATAACTTATCTAATGATTTAACTTAATAAACTTTCGATTGTCACGTTTAGTCTCTACGGATCCTACTCGATAATAAACTTTGCAGTTTATTTACTTTGGTTTCCACGGTATTACCTTACATGGGGTACATTTTGTCGAAACCCTTATATTTTCCGCCTTAAGAAAACACATAAGGCTTCACCGTTAGCAAAATTAATATAATAATCTTACCGAAAAACGTATGAAATTTTTCATGGTGACATGACCACAGGACACTTACTAAAGAATTTGTTTTAATTTTTTTAAAGACTCTAACTTTTCTCCTAATAGAGGATAGTTAGTACAATGTGTCATTATTTTCGCTAATACCTCTTTCTTGTATACTTCTATAAAATAGAAGTTACCGTAAGGATTACGAACTTTATTTGATGCTTCAAAAAACTGTTTTATAGCCTCTATTAAATAAACGTCGTCATTTTGTCCTATTGAGAAAGAATGTGCTTCGGATTTACGAATAGAAAAACAACCTTCGGCTTCTATAAAACCAGATAATCAGGCTTTAAAGTAAGTAGGTGCCTTAAAATTAATATTAGCGTTTATAATAGCAAATTGCTCTTTAAATTTATTATCTCTTGTGGTTAAGTATTTTTCTACCGAAGTTTCTGTTAAACATGTCTTTAAGTATGCAAGTTGACAGATTTTTTTTGAAGTTAAAGGAGGATAAGTATCAAATATTTTTATTATTTCAATAATTTCTTCCTTTTTATTTACAACTCAAATAACATCAGCCTGTTTACCTGTAATCCTTACAGTTCCACCTACAACTTTAGCAATATCAACCAACATATTATAATTAGATTTAAGATTAGATAATTTAATAACTAGTCTGTATTGTAAGGACTGTCCACGTCAATGGTTTACTTGTATACTTCCGTCTCCGTCCATTAGCCCTACTCAAAACATTTTTATATATTCTTTATAGTTATTATTATCAGATAAATCATTATAACTGCCATTATTATCACTAAGACTAGAATTTAACATATCAAATTCTGTTTTGATCATAACAAATGAACTAAACATTAAAATACTTAACCCTGGAATTCAAACCGTATCGTGGAAGGCAATATCAAGTGAAGCATTAGCAAGTACAACTCCACTCACGTATATATCTGCGAATAAAATTTAGTTAATTCTATAATAACTAAATATATATCCTTTGTACGTGGTATTTTTTTCAATATTAGATTTTATTGTTTCATTAGATATGTTAAAAGCTTTTTCAACTGCTAATATTCCATCATATTTTTGTAAAAACTCTCCATCTTTAAATACAAAGATAGCTTTTCTAATATGTTTTTGAGACTTAATTTTTTCTATTAAATTAATATATTCACTTGAAGAAATTGCTATTAAGGGTTTATCATATTCATTAAAAATATGTTTAGATATATATTAAGAAGATCTGAATAAAGATTCATTTTCTATAGCTCCATTTTTTTTTTGCGCTAAGGCGATAAAAAAAAATTGAAGTACAAATAGAAGAATTACCTAATAATACCGCGATCTTAAAGAAGGAACTATAACTAATAATAATTTAAATTCATTATAAATATATACAGATCCTGAAGATGTTTTTTGGGATATTTTTAATTTAGTTTCCTCCCGCCCCAAGCGATTGAATGAGGTATACTAAAATTTCTAGCTGCTTCTTTTACTGCATTATATTCAGGTTTTATTTGTTTAATTTAAAAAGTTTCCCTTTCTTCTAAATTATGTACATTCAAATCTACTTCTTCTATAATAATGAAAGCAAAATTAAGAAGTCCATATTTTAAAATAGCACTTGAAATAGGTCTTCCTATTTGTGCTGCAGCTAAAGCTAGATTAAAATAATTATAAAGTCTCGTTTTTATAGATTTGGTACTACCTACATAACATTTACCGTTTAATTTATTTACGATCATATAGATATATCCTTTTTTATCACCCTTAAATTCTTTATATAACTCTTTCCTATCCTTATATAAATTTCCATAGATTTTCAATGCTTTACCAGGATTTAATCTATCTAAAGCATTAACTATATTTTTATTTAATAAAATTAATGAGCCCAAAAATAATAATATACCACTTACTGTTATTATTAAAATTAAAATGATTACTGAACTTCATTTGTCGCAATAGCAATGGTAGCGGAAAATATAACTTCAGCAACTCTTCTTGATATGGTACGTTTTTCTTGTACATATGGGCTATTAGAATCACCATGGAAGTGACCTAAATATGCGAACGTACCAGAAAGAGCTAACCCTAGAATCGCTGTACTATATCGTGATTCAAGAGGCCCACACTTATTAAGAGTATTAGCACCCAAGCTAGAAAAAGTCTGCACACCCCCAAAAGCTAAAACTTTACAAAATCCACTAGTAGCTGGGTTTTGCATAGGATTAAATATACCATTATGCAACCCTTTACATGAAAAATTCCACTTACCGAAAGACCTAGACCATATAAAAATTTGAGTGTATTACAGTTAGGTAATGAAACAGCTGTAACAGTAACAGTGTCTATTACACTACATAATACACTAGAATCTATTATACCACAAGTCTCTGCTGGTAGTATAGGTGGAATTAATGAAGGATGCCCCACTACATATTGTACTAGGTTAACATACGTAGGTTTAGGATTAATAATATACGTATTGTATGGTAAACATGATATGGTTCCTAAACACGGCTTCGCCGAGGTAATGCAGGTAAACTAGCTGCTGTTATTAAATAAGAAAGTGTGGGTGGATCTGAATAACTAGTATCTGCACCACTAGCTAATAATGTACAACCTGATAATATAGATAATATATGAAATCATGAGAATGAAGATTTTAGAATAAGACGTTTTCAATTATTAAAACATTAAAAATTGTTATCTACATACGATCTTACTCAAAATCCTAAAAATAGTCCAATTATTAATCTAAATATATAATTAATAGGAATACCCATAATGCAAGTATTATGATACATATTATCGAGTGAAGCATCAGATAATATCACTGCAATTACAAATAAATCATTATTGACTTTTAGGACTATATCATATCTTTATATCAAAACAATATATTTAATATAAAGATGGCACCTATAGTCTCTGAGGATCCCTTTAATTTACTATAAGGTTTCCTGCTGATTACTTAAAATTAAGCTTTTTCACTCCAATTTTTTAGAGTATCTTAATTATTAAAGATTTCCAGCATATAGT